CTGCAACAGGTGCCGACGCTGGCACAAACGCATTACCAACAGGAACAACCTTAACTGGTTCTCTTGGTGTGTTTGTAGGGTGTGAGTACGAGAATGACCTTGGTCAGACTGTATACTCGCAATACTACCCGTCTGGTGCAATAAACGCGAAAGCATTGGTTGTAGACGATCCAAACGTACTATTCCAAGTACAAGCAGATGGCGCTATGGACCAGTCTGATATAGGTGCGAACACTTTCTTCGCAGCTGCTCAGTCTACATCTACTGGCAGAACTGCTACTGGTAACTCTACAAGTGCCGTTGACGCGACAACTAAGACTACCACCGCCGCCTTCCGTATCGTGGCCGCTGTATCACCTATTGGTGATGCGTTTCCTGATCTTTTGGTTAAACTTAACCCCGGCTACAGCAGCATGACTAACGCTGTTGGCTTGTAAGGAGGGATAACACATGGCTATTTCACGCGCACAGGCGCTTAAAGAGCTCTTACCCGGACTTAATGCCTTATTTGGGCTTGAGTACGGCAAATACGAAAACGAACACGCGGACATCTATGAGACAGAAAATTCAGAGCGTAGCTTTGAAGAAGAAGTTAAATTGTCTGGTTTCGGTGCAGCACCAACAAAGGCTGAAGGTTCATCTATTGCGTACGATAATGCGCAAGAGGCGTTCACAGCTCGCTACACACACGAAACTATCGCTATGGGTTTCGCCATCACTGAAGAAGCGATGGAAGATAACTTGTACGATTCTTTGTCCTCACGTTACACAAAAGCTTTAGCTCGCGCTATGGCATACACTAAGCAGGTTAAAGCCGCCTCATTGCTCAACACGGGCTTTGACACTTTCCAGTCTGGTGATGGTGTAACATTGTTCAACACTGCACACCCAACAGTTGGTGGCGGTACAAACTCTAACCGTCCAGCGGTTAGTGCTGACCTTAACGAGACTTCGCTTGAACAAGCGATTATCGACATTGGTGGATACACAGACGAACGTGGCTTACTTATCGCAGCTCGCGCTAGAAAGCTAATCATCCCGTCTGCGTTACAGTTCGTAGCAACTCGTTTGTTGGAAACAACTTTACGTGTAGGTACAGCGGATAACGATATCAATGCAATCAGCTCTAACGGTGCAGTTGCTGAAGGATATGGCGTAAACCATTATCTTACAGACGCTGACGCTTGGTTCCTGACTACAGACATCCCTAATGGTATGAAGCACTTCGTACGTTCTGCGATGGCTACAGGAATGGATGGAGACTTCGACACTGGCAACGTGCGCTACAAAGCGCGTGAGCGTTACAGCTTCGGTGTTTCTGACCCATTAGGTATCTACGGATCACAAGGCGCGTAAGCTCCTAATACTTAAATTTGGAAGGCTCCGCTTCGGTGGGGCTTTCTTTTTGTCTAAAGGTGTTGTATGATCCAGTTAACGGGTACAACATTAGCTTTGTAGACAGGTTTATATACCCACCTGACGTTGCATAGACTACAAGGCGAATCCTTATGCAAAGGGTACTAAAATGGCTTCAACTACATTCTCAGGTCCAGTGACTTCAACTGCTGGATTTATTGGCGACATTGTCGTCCCAACATATACAGTTGCAAATGCACCTTCAGCTTCAGCGGCTGGCGCAGGTACTGTTGTATTTGTTTCAAACGGCGCAGCAGGCGCAGCAATATTAGCTTTCTCTGACGGAACAAACTGGAAGCGTTCTGACACAGGCGGCACAATAGCAGCAGCATAGGGGGTATCTAATGAGTAGATTTGCCCCTCCATCCGAAGAAGAACTAGCAGCCCGAGGAATTGGTACTGTTAAAGTTCGCGCACGAAAAAAAGACGGCACTCTCCAAGCGGATGATCCTTCTACACCTGATGTAAATGAGGCGTGGGAAGAAAAACCTGTTAAGAAACGTGGCCGTCCTGCAAAGAAAAAGGACTAGATTATGGCTGGTCAAGAAGTACGAGCTTATAACTTTGCGGTAGGCGATAGCGCCGCACTTGTAGGCCCATCACGCGGTAGACTGCAGGGGGTTCTAGTGAACGCTGCATCTGCAGCCGCTTTCACTATTCGTAGTGGGTCAGCTACCGGCCCTATTATACTACAGTTAACTTTACCTACTGGTTGGAACGATGTTTATATCCCCAACGATGGTATTTTAGCTGATAACGGTTGTTTTGTTTCTGCCTTTACAGGTTCAGGAAACAAGATGACATTGCTTATAGAGTAACATGGCTGCTAAGAAAAAAGGTACAATGAAAGGTCACACCATAAAAGGTGGTCAAAAACGCCCAACTAAGTCTGGCGCGGGGATGACTAAAAAAGGTGTGGCCAAGTATCGTCGGGATAACCCCGGCTCTAAACTAAAAACAGCCGTTACTGGCAAGGTTAAAAAGGGAAGTGCGGCAGCTAAACGCCGTAAGTCCTATTGCGCACGTTCTGCGGGACAGATGAAACAATTCCCTAAAGCGGCCAAAGACCCTAACAGTAGATTGCGGCAAGCTAGAAAAAGGTGGAAATGTTGATATGATGGGACGTAGTTCTATGGGAAGACAACTTACAGGAAACCGCGTTAAAAAAGCAGTGCCCCGTAAACCTGTAGCGGCTATGGCTAAGGGTGGTAAGGCCAAGAGTCGTGTGAACGAGGCTGGTAATTACACTAAACCTACAATGCGTAAGGCATTATTCAACAAGATTAAGGCTGGTGGTAAAGGTGGTAAACCCGGACAGTGGTCTGCACGTAAAGCTCAGATGCTCGCAAAACAGTATAAAGCTAAAGGTGGGGGCTACAGGAAATGAAGGGTGTAAAGCACTATAAAAAAGATGGGACTCTTTATACAGGAGGTACACACAAGATGCCTAACGGTTCGTTGCACACAGGCAAGACCCACGGCAAAACAAGTGTTAAGCTATCCCACTACAAAGATTTGAGTAAGAAAGCGAAGGCTAAAGCCGATGGCAAAAGCAAAAAGTCAAAAAAGTCTTAGTAAATGGACTAAGCAGAAATGGCGTACAAAGTCTGGTAAGCCATCGACGCAAGGGAAAAAGGCTACAGGTGAGCGGTATCTACCCGCTAAAGCTATAAAAGCTTTGTCATCTAAAGAATACGCTGCTACTACCAAGGCTAAACGAGCGGCTACTAAAAAAGGTAAACAGGTTTCTAAGCAACCTAAAAAGATAGCCAAGAAGACGGCAAAGTATAGAAAGACCTAGATCATGGCAGTTGTTGTACCAGAGCTAAATGAATTATTCGAAGAGGCGTACGAACGTGCGGGACTTGAAATGCGTTCGGGGTATGACTTAAAAACCGCCCGTCGAAGCCTTAATATTATGACTCTAGAGTGGCAGAACCGTGGTTTAAACCTATTTACTATAGAGGCTGGGACTATACCTCTTACTGCAGGTACAGCTACTTATACACTGCCTTCTGATACTATTGACCTTATAGAACATCAACTTCGCACTGATGAAGGCACGACGCAACAACTTGATTCGTATATCCAACGTATGAGTGTTTCTACATACTCACAGCAAGGGAATAAGAACACACAAGGGCGTCCGTCTCAAATATATGTACAGCGCAATGCTACAGACGTGCAAGTTACCCTTTGGCCTGTACCAAATGATGATACTACATACAAGTTAGCTTACTACCGTCTTAAAGGTATAGACGGGCTATCAAGTGGTGTTGGAGGAGCTACTACTTCTATACCACCACGTTTTGTACCCGCTCTTGTGTCTGGTTTAGCGTACTACATCGCTATGAAAAAACCCGAAGTCGCAGAAAGAGTTGGCCCTTTAAAACAAGAGTATGAAGAGCAATTCCGTATGGCTGCAGATCAAGACCAAGACAGGTCTACTCTTCGTATGGTTCCGTTTAGAGGAGCTATGTAATGCCCGGATATGCTAGTGGTAAACACGCATACGGTATATGTGACCGTACTGGGTTTCGCTACAAGCTGGAAGACCTTATATACGAGGTTCAACATGGAGTACGTACAGGGCTACGTGTTGGTAAGGATGTGCTTGATCCTGACCAACCACAGAACTTTCTTGGGGACGTTAATTCAACAGACCCGCAATCTTTACTTAACCCACGCCCAGATGTTAATCCGGGAAGAGGTTTATTTGGTTGGAATCCTATTTGGAACCCGGCTCAATATATGGTAGGCTCTGTAGGAAGCGTTACCATAGCAACAACAGATGGAGACTAATATGCAGACCCCTAGACTTAGACCAAAAAACTTAGGCAAGAAGAAAAAATCTTCGAATAAACCTAAACTTCGCCCAGCAGGTTTGGGCGCTACTAAAGAAGAAATGGACGCAATGGACCGAGGTTTCCGTATTCAAAAGATGGAAGGCCGCGAGAGGGAAGACGTTAAGAAAAAGGCTTCGGGTGGCAAACTGAAGATGGTTAAGAATAAAAAAGGGGAAATGGTCCCTGATTATGCTGCTGATGGCGTTGGTAAAATGGCTTACGGTGGTAAAGTTAAGAAAATGAACTACGGTGGCAAAGCCAAAGTTAAGAAGATGAACATGGGCGGCAAATGCCGTGGTATGGGTAAGGCTACGCAAGGCGGTAACTATAGTAAGATGGGGTAAGTTCTGATGAACTACACAGAGCTGGTTGCAGCTATAAAAGATTATACACAGAATGAGGAGACGAGCTTCGTCTCTAACATTCCTACGTTCGTTAGGCAGTCAGAAGAACGCCTTAACCGATCTATTATGGTGCCTGAACTACGTAAAAATGTTACGGCACTTACTTCTAATGGTAGTGTATACTTAGGCCGACCAGATGATTTCATATCTGTGTTCTCTTTAGCTGTCGTAGATTCTTCTGGAGATTATTCGTTCCTTATAGATAAAGATGTTAACTTTATTCGTGAAGCCTACCCTTCAGCGAGTACTTCTGCATTACCGAAATACTACGCTCAGTTTGACGGAGATTACGAAGGGGAACAAGGTAACTTTATTCTTGGCCCAACACCTGACGACACCTACACAGTTGAGTTACACTACTATTACGACCCAGCTTCAATCGTTACCGCAGGAACATCTTGGTATGGCGACAACGCCGAATCTGCCCTGCTTTATGGTTCTTTGATTGAGGCATACACATACATGAAGGGTGAGGCCGACCTCATCCAATTATATACTACTCGTTACGACGAAGCTCTTGGACAGCTTACCGGGGTTCAAATACGTAGCTCGACAGACGAGTACAGAGATGGGAGACTTTGATGCAAGTTGAAATGGATTTTGGCTTTGACGCCATAAAAGTACACACCGCTAACAACGGAGGGCATAGTCCTGATGCTGTAGCGGAAATGTGTGTAGACA